CGTTGCGGTATTCGGAGAATTTCTTGGAGATTCTGCATTTAATGGTTTCTTTGCCATCGGAGAGTGTGACGGTTTGCGCTGTGCGGTTTGTTACGATGAAGCGCCACATGCATTCATGATTGCAAATACTGTTCATGGTGTACATTCTGCCAACTTCAAACTGTTTCATTGTTTTACTTCCTTTCTCAAATGACTGCTACTTCGCGCGTTGCGCCCATCTTACGACCACTGACGGTGCCTGTCTGAAGGCTTTTGAGCATTGCCGTTACGGTCTTTCCTGACTTGCTCGGGATCAGATCAACCACTTCGCTTCGGTAGTCGTAGTTCCAGCGGATCACATCGCCGATTTTGAGATCGGCAACCTTCTTGGATTTCTGCATTCCGTAGATGCCTTGAAGCTTAATCATTGTTGTTCCTTCCTTTCTGGTCAGTTCTTGAGAAGTTCGGCTGCGATGATTCGCGCTGCTTTGCTGTACTGTTCGGTGGTGATTTGTTTTGCGGAGAGTGCGAGTTTGTTAGCGGTGTCAGCAACCTTGATTCCTTCGGTTGCGAGGGTCTTTCTGATGAAGTCGAGGTACAGCTTGTTTTCCATTTCGCTTGCTTCCTTTCCTTTCCTTGTGACTATATTATAGCATATGGGGCTCCATATGTCAATAGGTGAAATGACATTTTTTCCAAATATTTTGAAAATAAAAAAGAGTTCATAGAAGTTCATATGTTATAGTGCTATAATGATAGCGTAAAGAAGTGCATGAAGCCCGATGGGAAATCCTGTCGGGCTTTTCTGGTGCTTATTTTCAGGTGTGCAAGCATCCGCGCATTGCGGGGTGTGTGGTTTATGCGCTTGCGGGTTTATTCTCCGTTGCTGGTGGGGGCTTCGGGGACACCTCCTTTTAGGCTTGTCGGTTCTACCTCCTTCCCGACAAGCCGTTTTGCTGTGGTAGCACAATTGGTAGTGGCAACAGATTTGTAATCTGTAGGTTAAGGGTTCAAATCCCTTTCACAGCTCCATTATTACTATTACAAAACCAAACAAAGAAAGGAAATGCGATCAGTGAACATAGTTGAACGCAGCTTGACAGAGATTCACCCATACGAAAACAACCCAAGAAAGAATGATGCCGCTGTAAAGTATGTTGCGGAATCCATCAAGCAATTTGGCTTCAAGGTGCCTATTGTCATTGATAAAGACGGAATCATTGTTGCAGGTCATACGCGATATAAGGCAGCAAAAAAGCTGAAGCTGAAGACAGTTCCCTGCATCGTTGCCGATGATCTCACAGACGATCAAGTGAAAGCATTCCGGCTGGCTGATAACAAAGTATCAGAAAAAGCAGAATGGGATTTTGACTTGCTGGCAATAGAAATGGATGATCTGTTTGATTTTGACATGGCGGCATTCGGCTTTGAAGATGAAACAGAGGAAACAGAACCGCAGGAAGTGACAGAAGATGATTATGAGATCACAGAAGCGGTTAAACCTAGAGCCAAGCAAGGTGACATATACCAACTGGGCAACCATCGCCTGATGTGTGGTAGCAGCACAAACATTCATGATGTAGAGAAGCTCATGAACGGCAACAAAGCCAAAGTGCTGTTTACCAGTCCGCCTTATTCCGATATGCGCGAGTATGAAGGCGGCAAGAATCTTGATGTTGATAACATCGCCACTTTCATTGCTGTTTATAGGCTGTTTACAGATTATCAATGCGTTAATCTGGGCATTCAGCGCAAAGAAAATGCCATTGTGCCATATTGGGATGAATACATCAAAATAGCCCAAGAAAGCGGCTATAAGCTCATGGCATGGAATGTATGGGATAAGCAGCAGTGCGGCTCAATCGGGCAGCAGAGCGCATTTTTCCCCATTCGCCATGAATGGATTTTTGTATTTGGTACAGAGTTCTATGAGATAAACGCCACTTGGGAAAAGAAAGAAGAAAGTATCAATAACAATCGGTCAAGGAAAGTCAGACAGAAAGACGGCAGCATGAAATACTCCACAAAGGGCGATACATCCGGCAAGTATAAACAGATGGAAAGCGTGTTGCCCATGTACCCAGAATTGACAGCCAATCGTGCTTTGCACCCGGCAGTATTCCCTGTTGCGCTTCCTGCTGAATATATCCAAGCAATGACCAACAAAGACGATATTGTTATTGAGCCGTTCTGCGGCAGCGGCACAACGCTTATTGCTTGTGAGCAGTTGGGGCGCAAGTGTTACGGCATGGAGCTTGAACCAAAGTATGTTGATGTAATCATTGACAGGTGGGAAAAGCTGACAGGACAAAAGGCGGTGCTGCTCAATGGAAACAATGAAGATGCTGAAGCTGTTGAAATGCCTTTTTGATGAGGGCAAGATCAACAAACAACAGCTTAAAACGTACAGAGGGCAAGTGCTTTCCGGCAATGCACAGGCCGCGCTTGTGGGCTTGCGCCGTAAAAAACTGATATGAGAAAGAAGGTGATGCAATGGCGAACGAAAGCAACCTGAATCCTGTAATGACAAAAGAAGAAGCAAAGAAACGTGGGCGTGCTGGCGGCATTGCATCCGGCAAAGCCAGACGCGAAAAGAAGCTAATGCGGGAAACACTGGATGTGCTTTTGTCAATGCCCTTGAAGAATGGCAAGAATGCGGATGTGGAGAGCGTCCGCAATTTTGCTGCATTGAAGGGAAAGAACATCAGTGTACAAGATGCCATATTGATTGCCCAGATTCAGAAAGCCATGAAGGGTGATACCAAAGCGGCTGAATATGTGCGCGATACCATGGGTCAAAAGCCTGTTGATAATGTCAATATGAGTGGCGAAATCAATAATCCTTTTGCGGAGCTTACCACGGAAGAACTAAAGAAGATGATCTACAATGAATGACCTTCTAAAACACCACTTAAAAATGGAATTGGCAAGGCGTGACCTGTGGGAATACTGCAAATTTACATCACCTGATTTCTATACAGAGGACAGGCACTTTCTAAAAGACCTGGCGCAGCGCTTGCAATGGTTCATTGAAGAAGCCGAAGAACAAATTATGGTTGTCAATATCCCACCCAGATTTGGCAAGTCAAGAACAGCCACAAAGACTGTGCAATGGCTCTTTGGCAAGTATGGCGCTAACATAAGAGTTATGACAGGCTCTTACAATGAAACGCTGTCCGGCACATTCGCAAAGCAGGTGCGTGATTGCATAGCCGAAAAGAAGACGCTTGGTGTTACTGTCTATAATGACATCTTCCCCAATACCAAGATCAAATACGGTGAAGCATCTGTGCAGAAGTGGGCGCTTGTGGGGAGTGAGCAAGCCAATTACCTTGCCACTTCCCCCACAGGCACCGCGACTGGCTTTGGCTGTAACATCATGATAATTGACGATGTTATCAAGAATGCAGAAGAAGCTTATAACGCCAATACACTATCAAAGCTGCAAAGCTGGTTTACAGATACCATGCTTTCCCGTACTGAAAACGGATTTAAGCTCATTATCATCATGACAAGATGGTCTACAGATGACCTGGCAGGATTCATCCTTAACAACTATGACAATGTTGTCCATGTCAATTACAAGGCTGTCCAGGATGATGGCAGTATGCTTTGTCCTGATATCCTGTCAAAAGAAGATTATGAGCTTAAAACAAAGAACATGAACAAAGATATAGTAGCTGCTAACTATCAGCAAGAGCCGATTGACGTTAAAGGCAGACTATATACCATGTTCAAAACATATACGGATGTACCAAAGGATGATAAAGGCAATACGCTATTCAAATACATACTGAATTACACTGACACTGCCGATATGGGCAGTGATTTTTTGTGTTCTATCTGTTATGGCATGTTTGGCGATTGCTATTACATCCTGGATGTTCTGTACACCAAAGATGCAATGGAAGTTACAGAACCAGCAACAGCAAAGATGCTGACTGCAAACAATGTCGGATGTGCGATTATCGAATCAAACAACGGCGGCAGGGGGTTTGCGCGTAATGTAGAGAAGGAATGCAAGTTGCTTGGCAATAGGCATACCAGCGTAAAGTGGTTCACGCAGTCAAAGAACAAGATAGCACGCATCCTTTCTAACAGTACATCGGTCATGGACAACGTTTATTTTCCTGTCAATTGGCAGGATCGCTGGCCTGAGTTCGCAAGAGCAATTAACAAGTATCAGCGAGAAGGCAAGAATGAACATGATGACGCACCTGATGCCTTGACTGGGGTTTATGAGAATCCCAAGCCGCTTGGACAGTGGCTGTATTGATGAAAGGGGCTGATTTATGCTTAACGATTTTATCTTGATCCAACACAAGTTCGATGATGGCATTACCATCTATCCCGTTGGTGATGTGCATTTGGGCGCTATTGAGCATTGCGGCGTTGCCTGGAATACCTTCTGTGACATGATCCGCAAGGACAAGAACAAGAAGATTATTCTTGTGGGCGATCTGATGAACAATGCGACAAGGTGCAGTGTTTCGAACGTGTTTGAAGAAACACTGCGTCCCAGGGAACAGAAGAAGCGCATGGTTGAATACCTGGAGCCGATCAGAGATCACATTCTGTGCGCTGTGTCCGGCAACCATGAAAGGCGCTCTGGCAAGGATGCAGACAATGATCCCATGTATGACATTATGACAAAGCTGGATCTGGAAGACTATTACCGCCAGAATGCAGCTTTTATGAAGGTGTCCTGTGGCAAGTATCCGCATGGTGACAACAGGGCTACATACACCTTCCTTGTCACCCATGGTGCAGGTGGCGGCATCTATACTGGTGCTGCTGTTAATCGCAATGAGCGCTTTGGTAATGTCATTGAAGGGCTTGACTGTCTGATTGTAGGACACACCCACAAAGGAACGGTCAGCAGACCTTCTAAAATCGTCATAGACGCACAGAACAACAAGGTAACAATGAAACACTATACCGTTGTTTCGTCTGTCTCATGGCTAAATTATGGCGGTTATGCATTGCAGAAAATGCTGCTTCCTTCCGATGTAGCCAAGCCCCAGCAGATCATTCTGGATGGCAAAACAAAGAAGAATCTTGAAGTAAGATGGTGATTCACAATGAACAACAATCAATTCAATCTGACATTTGAAACAGAACTGAATGAGGGCATCATGGTAACAACCTTATCCCCTGTTTTCTGTTCTGGTGATAATGAAGCGCACAGCTTTATTGTAAAGGCTATGCGCAATGGCAAGCCTGTCAGCCTGAACGGCGCAACAGTGAATGGCTTCTTCATTCGTCCTGATAACGTGACAATCACACTGAAAGGCAGTGTAAATGCAGACGGTGAGGCTGTCGTAACGCTGTCCGATTCTTGCTATGACAAGCAAGGCCGTTTCCAGCTTTTCATTCGTTCCGAAATGAACGGCGTTAAATCCGTCATTTTCTGTTGTGTAGGCCGCATGCTGATTACCTCCACCGATTCCTTTGTTGATGATGGCAATATCGTTTCCCTGGATGACCTGATGGATCAGATCGAAGCCATGCAGGAAGCCACTGCCCGTGCCAATGAAGCTGCTGACAGAGCCGATCCTGATACCATTGTGCAGATGGTGCTTGATGAACTTGGCGCTTCTGTGATCGGCAAGGTGTATGCTGACAATAACATCATCCTGACAGGTGATCTGGCCGATGGCACTTATACACTCAAGTATGAGAATGCGGATGGCACAGTTACGAACATTGGTACTGTGGAAGTTGGCGGCTCTGAAGGCGGCGAAGATCCTGGCGAAGATCCTGATCCTGGTGAAGAACCTGATCCTATTGTTCCTGACACCAGCAATGCGCTTGCCACATCCGTTGATGTTGATGGCAGTGCCTACAATGGCGGTCTTGGCTATAAGGCTGGCTATCGTTACAGTTCCAGCGGCGGCGGTGATGTAGCTGGCAGTGGTCTTTATGTTACAGGCTATATCAAGTGCAAGGATACTGACACCCTGTACTTTAAGAATGTCGGCATGAATAAGGACGCTGGTGTTAGCAACGGCTGTAACATGTATACGTTCGCAACCTTGGGCGGGGCTTCTACTGACACTGCTGATGCCAGTATCATGACCAATTACCAGTCTGCGCAATGGGATGCTTCCGGCAATATTGTGAGCGTAAAGGTGACTAACGCTCCTTCTGGTGCAGATGTATATGTGCGCTTTAACACCACTTACCTTGGCGCTGATTCTGTTATCAAGATCAATGAGCCGATTGCATAAGTCCTGTGGAAAGGAAGAACAAACATGATTAGAGGTACTACACCCACACTGGAATTTGTAATTCCATTCGATACAGGCCAGCTTTCTGAAGCCTTTGTCACCCTGTCGCAGAATGAAGAAATTATCATTGATAAGGCGCTTAAGGATTGCCAGTGCAATGAAAACAAGCTGTCTGTACGGCTGACACAGGAAGAAACACTGAAGCTGCAATGTGACTGCATGACTGAAATTCAGATCAGGGCTAAAACACTTGAAGGTGAAGCCATTGCATCACAGATCATTAAGGTGAACACAGAACGCATCCTCAAAGATGGGGTGATCTGATGCTGATTAGGGTTCAGTTCCATGAAAGCAAGGTCGGTATCAATGCTAAGTTCAATAGCAGCACCGTTAGCATGGACACTGCGTTTGCAGACCTTCAGAAGGTCACTGTGCGTGAAGATAGAGTGCCTTTCACAGGCGAATATCAAATCACGCCAAAGGTAGAAGCACAGACAATTCCAACAGCCCAGAAGTACATGACAGATGACATGGAGATCAAGGCTATTCCCTATTTTGAAACAAGCAATAACTCTGACGGTGAAACCGTCTATATCGGATCGGAGGTATAACCTATGGCTATTAACAAGGTAATTTACGGCGGCAATACACTGATTGACCTGACTTCGGATACCGTCACTGCGGATCAGCTTCAGAAGGGCGTAACTGCCCATGACAAAAGCGGTGCTGTCATCACTGGTACTTGTACCTATGACAGCGATACGCAGGATGCTACCGCTGCTGTTGCTGAAATTCTGACGGGCAAAACGGCATATGTTCGTGGCTCCAAGATCACTGGTACGATGAAGAACAACGGCGCCGTGACTGGTACAATCAACACCAAGGCTGGCGTATACACTGTTCCGCAGGGCTATCATGATGGCAGCGGTAAGGTGAGCATCAGCAGCACAGAACAGGCCAAGCTGATTCCTACCAACATCCGTGATGGTGTGACCATCCTGGGCGT